TAAGCTGCGGTCGTGTAAAAAGCAAACGGGTTGTCGGACTTTTCTGGATCGAACTTGTGCCAGTTTGCGCAGAGGTTGACAACTGCGAACGACACCATGTCCTCACGGAAGGAGTAACCACCAAATGATGAGCTGTAGGAGTACCGCTCAGCTATCATGTAGAGGTATTTAGCGAGCCTTGGACTCAACGTTTTGTTGTTCGCCTTATCCGCCGCAATGGCTTCAAGAAGTTGTGCGTTTGTGACATAATGTCCTCTAGTTGAAATAGTTTTAGCTTTTTTGATTACAGGTTGCTTCGTCGTCATGCGTTCCCCTCTTTCGGGTTATTGGTAACGACGTAATGTTATTATATCATCTGGGCATAACATTGCCGGTTTGAAAGTGTGAATCGAGCGAAGTAGCACAGCCCATAAATATCACATCAGGAAAAAGGATTCCAATGAAACTGACTGAAGAGACTGTTGGAGCACAAAAGACCCGAGCAGCTGTAATGGTAGGCCGCATGAACCCTCCTACGGCAGGCCACTACAAGGTCATCGACGTCATGAAGAGCTTTATCCGGAAGAACCCAGATTTGAAGCTCTCGGCCACACCCATTGTCGTGGTCGTTGAAGGAGAAAAGACCAGTCAAGATAAATCAAAAAATCCTCTTACAGGGGAGGAACGCATCAAGTTCATGAGCAGTTCAGGGAAGGCTAACGGGGTGATCTTTATCAAGGCGCCTTCTGCATTTGCCGCCTTTGAGGAGGTGAGAAAAGCTGGTTTTGAACCGATTGCGATCGCAGCTGGATCTGATCGAATTGACAAGTACCTTGACCTGCTAAACAAGTACTTCAAGGACAATGACGGAAAACCAATCAAACACGTTGCGATCCCAGGTCTTGAACGACAAGGCCAAGACGGAAAGTCTGAGGAAAAGAAAGGCGCAATGGCCAAGGCCCTAGAGGCCCTAAAAGGCGGCACCGACCTAGACGTCTCTGAGGTTTCCGGATCAATGGCGCGGCGTGCTGCAGAACTTGGATATGAGGAAGAGTTCGCGGCTATAGTTGGACTTGAAAATAAACCAAAGCTCGCTAAGATCATGTTTGATAAGGTCAAGGCTTCGCTTGGTGAGCCTAAGGAGGAATGATGCCAGTAACAGGAGGCGGTGGTACATATGACGGAGGCGGTGCTTCAAGTGAAACTTGGGAAAAAGCATCTGCTGAAAAGATTTCTGAAGCAGCTCAGGCCACGAAGAGCATTTTCGGCTCTTCAATTCCATTTGAAAAATTGACTGCGGCTGACCTACGGCTGCCAACAGCAACTGCAATTCCACCATTAGATTACATTGCCGCAACGCCTGATCCTGAGCCAACCACGTCTGCCTCTGATATGCGTACGGTCGTGGTAACAGGTAAGCTAGGTAATAAGCACCGAGTCATTCTGAGGGAAGTAGGCGACAGGACCAGCTTTGTCGCCTTCGAGGTTCTACCTGAGATTCAGGAAACCCATCAATCTGAGTACGAGCCAATTGCACCTACGCAGTTTCCTGGTGCATTCCAAAAGTATAAAGGAAGCTCTAGCACACAGTGGACGCTGAATGCCACTCTTATTTCACGTAACAGCGCTGAGGCCACGAAGAACTACAGAGCTCTCATGAGACTTCGTGGGTGGATGCAGCCGTACTTTGGTCAAAAGACAGGAGTCGCGTATCGTCAAAAGCTTGGTGCGCCACCACCCGTGCTAACGTTGACTGGCCTTCGTGATTTGATTGGTCCAGTGCCTGTCGTTATCACGTCCTTGACGTGGACATGGCCACGAGATGTTGACTACATTGCAACAACGATTCCTTCAGAGACAGATGGAAACTTTATTCCATTTCCAGCTATTTTGAATCTGCCAATTACGCTTGTTGAAAGTTACTCGATTGATCAGTTCAACAACTTTAGTCTTGAGGACTATCGAGCTGGTAACATGAAGGCCGCGTTCAATAGCTTTGACGATCAGACAGTGGCTTCTACTGACAAAGGAAACAGCAGTGAGTGAAGAAAAGAACAGCGTCCTTAGACGTAAATCTCGATACGTAAGTGGGGGCGTTACAGAAGTTAGTGACAACCGCCTTGAATGGTGGGAACGCAGCACGTTCACGTCTGGCAATGGTGACGTGCTCTACACAGTAGAGAGAAGATTTGAAGGACGACTTGACCTCATTGCAGCGTTGTTTCTAGGTGAACCTCGTCTATGGTGGGTTATCGCTCAGTACAACAGCATTTTAGATCCATACACAGAGATCGTTGAAGGTGCGACGATCACCATCCCAACAGCAGAGAAGGTAGATGCACTTCTTGATGGGCGTATAGGCGGTGTGCCTTCGACCCGAGAGGTTCCAATCTCAATCCTTCCAATTGTGTAATCCTTCATGGCAACCCTATACAATCCTCTAGATAAATTCCAGACCTACTCGATTCACCACGTAATCGTGGCATCGCGTTCCACTGAGGACGCGCGTCCTTTTCTTGATGAGGCTCAGAATACAAAAACACTTTCAGCTGTTAATGAAGTCAGCCAACTTGGTGATCCAATCAAAGGTGTAAATGATAACTCATTTCTAGTTGTCGATACCAGAAAGTTCTCGCAGTTCAGCATCGAAAACATGAAATACGAGACCTTTATCAACAATGTTGATGATCACACGAACATGCCAACTAACGTAGAAATGACGTTAACAGATCACAGCGGAATTTCTTTTGTGAACTTTATTCAGTGGTTGGTTGATGATCAAATGAAGACCAATTTTGATGGAATTGTCTTCACACACCGCGTTATTTTTATTGGTGAGCTTCCAGATGGAAGCGTTGAAACAGTCCAATCTGTTACTCTGCCTCTTATCTTCAACTCAATCGAATTGAGCTTAGAGCTGGGTAAAGGCACGTACGTCATGAAGATGCAACCAGGCACGAACTTTGATACAAGAAGAAATGCCCGCTGGTTGAACATTGGAACTGCAACTCGATATTTTACTGGCAAAGGTACAAATACTCTTGGAGACATCATCAATAGTTTTGAATCACAGTTGAATACCATGTCAGCAGCGTACTTCACTGAAGTGCAGACTGCCATGAAAAATGCAAATATATCAAAAACCGGTGAAACCTATGGGCGTCTAGTAACGTACATGATCACCATTCCAAAGGAATGGGAATCATTTCGATTTGATGGTGCGGCGACGGCAGCAGCTACGGAAACAATTTTCAAGAAACAGAAAGCTGCAGAAAAAGCTGCTGAGGATGCAGCTAAAAAGAAAAAAGCTGAAGCAAAACCTGGACAGCCACTTGATACCCACGTTTCTGTTCCTGCGGGAATTAGAATTACGGAAGTTCTTGATATTATTTTTGGTCAAGTAAAGGACATCGCTGAACTAGGAGCAGGCGTAAAGACGGATAAATCTGTAACTTTTTACAAGCACTTTGTTGGAATTACCAGCAACGATCAGTACATGACGATTCATGTAGATGTTGTTCCATTTGAGGTGCCTAACATCACGCCTCAGCAAAAGCAGGCGGCAACTTCAAGTAACTACAGCAAGAACTTCAGAAAGCTTGAAGATGGCTCGGTTGTTCCAAAAAACTACGCCGAGTTCGATTACGTGTTTACAGGAAATAACAAGGACATCCTCAACTTCGATGTAAAGTTTCAAGACATCACGTTTCTGCTTCGCTCTGACCTTGATATTGGCCCAGGGGTCATTGACAACATGAATGAGAAGGAAGCTGAAAAGAAAGGTGGAGGGTAGCAGTCAAATGATAAGGCAGAGCTTGTGAAGCTTCGTCCATTTGATCCTGTTCTTATTCCTAAAAATACCGCTGATGAGCTTTCAAATTTTAAGAAGTACACCAGCTTGACCTCAACGGAACGTGAGAAACGCGATGTATCGGTTTCTCAAAAGTACATGCAGAACCTTTCTCGGTTCTATACACAGCAGGCATTTGAAGCGCAGATGACCATTCGCGGGAATCCTGACATCATGGCAAAGTTCTGCTCAAGAAGTTTTCAGCAGCATGTCACCGCGATTACTTTAGCTCCAACTGCTGGTCAAGCTCAATCAAGAATTGACACGAGCGTCAAGAGCACGTACCGAGACAACTTTGAGAAAAGCATTCTTCAAAACAACGTACACACCAATACCGATGGCGTTGTTGTGCAGGAGATTGTTAAGGAAGGAGCAAAATTCAAAGTTGCAAATACTCTTGGGAATGACCACTTTTCAGTGATGCCAGTTTACATCAAGGTCAATGTGAATGGACCTAAAATTGATTTTAGAACTGGATCACAAAAGATTGGTGGGGAGTTTGCTGAGCTTCTGTTTCAAAATAACTTTTTCTTGGTGGCTCGTGTCATGAACATCATCGAGGGACACAAGTTCACTCAAGAACTTCACTTGTACAGTGCTGGAACTCCTAACGCGAAGCAGCTCACTAAGGAGCCGAAAAAGGCATGAACTACTCAATCATCGAAGGAGTCGTCATTGACAACAACGACCCACAGCAGATGGGTCGTGTAAAGGTGTGGTGCCCAGCAATTGATGGTGATACCTACACCGATGACGTGATTCCATGGGCCTCCTACGTTTCTCCATTGGCTGGTCAAACAAGTGACTTTCCGGCAGGAAGCCGTGGAGCTGTCACAGGTGGCTTCGTGTCGTACGGCTTCTGGGCGATTCCAAAGATTGGATCAGTTGTCATCGTTGCAATGCTGTACGATGACGTGAACCGCCGTTACTACCTTGGATCAGTCTTCGGAGACCATGGAAATCGCTCTCTGCCAGTTGGACGTAATCGCCCTGACTATGGGCCTGCTCCAGTTTCAGACACGTTTGATCCAATTGAACCGCAAACAAACAATCTCAATGACCAGTTTGATGGACAGCTTGATGCGCCTCAAGCTAAGACCCGCGGTGCATATGAGCGCCAAGTTGCCCAGGACAAAGACACCAAGGATGGAACCGAGGGCTATCAAAAGAGCGTGCTGAACAACACGCTTGAACCGCAGACGTACTGCCTCACCACCCCAGGACGTCACGCCATTCTTTTTCAAGACAACCCGTCAAATGCACGGGTCAGGATCAAGTCAGCTGATGGACATCAAGTCATCTTCGATGACGCGAATGAGCGCATCTATATCTCCACCGCAAAGGGCAACACGTGGTTTGAGATGGACTCTGATGGTCACGTTCACATGTATGGTGCCGCGAGCGTATCTGTTTCGGCTGGAGCTGACTTCAATGTCTCAGCTGCAGGCGACATCAACATGATCGCCACAGGTGATGTCAATATTGGAGCAGGTGGGCATGCACGTATCTCCGCTTGTGATGACCTCTCGCTTTCTGGTGCCACCGTAAATATTGAAAGCGGCGATGTGTTCAATATCTTGGCTGCAGGAAACTTGATTCAAACTGGAAGTCAGATTCACTTGAATGGACCAAAAGCAGCCTCTGCGCCTTGTGCACACACCCCGTCAATTACACCAAACCATGAACCTTGGGAACGCCCTGCTACAACAGGAACGCGTGGGCCAAATTGGAAACCTTGATGGCAAATTACATCGGCTTTACTACCTTCAATGGTAAGAAAAATTTCCGGCTGACTGACAAGGAGTTGATCAACCGCGACCTTCTCAATCACATCTATACTCTCAAAGGCGAGCGCATTATGATGCCTGGATTTGGCACGAGAATTCCGCTCATGGCCTTTGAGCCACTTGACGAGGTGACGTGTTCAGCAATTGAAGAGGACCTCCGTGCAGTCGTGGACTATGACGTACGCGTTGAGTTGATGGGCATCGCGGTGCTTCCAATGCCAAATAACAACGCGATCGTCGCGCTACTCGATCTAAAGTACATTGAGCTTGGTGTAGTAGATACTCTCCGATTGGAGTTTCCTTCTACAACGTGATTCCGGTCGTTTGACTTTCAACATAAATAAGACGATACGCAACAGGACACCAATACATGGCGCTTAGAACAACGTATTCCGCAGAGGCATGGGAAAAGATCTACCAGGCCTTCACCGAAGTCAGCTTTGTCTCATACGATTTCGACAGCATCAAGCAGTCGCTCATTGACTACACCCGCACATATTACCCAGAAGTATTCAACGACTACATTGAATCTTCTGAGTACATTGCTATGCTGGAGATGTTCGCGTACGTCGCTGAACAGCTCGCTTACCGCGTGGACATGGTTGCGCATGAGAACTTCATCACGACGGCGCAGAGGAAGCAATCTATCCTTCGTCTTGCTAAGCTGATCTCGTACAAGGCGACGCGCAACATTCCAGTTCGTGGAATGGTCAAGATCAACAGCGTGTCTACAACTGAGCGCCTGCTTGACAGCCGAGGTGTCGACCTCGCAGGTCTAACGATTACTTGGAATGACCCAAACAACGCGAACTGGAAGGAGCAGTTCATCCTAGTGATGAACCGTGTTCTCAACACCAGGTTTGGTCAGCCATCAAAGACGTTCCAAATTGGCGACGTCGTGATGGACCTCTACTCGCTGCGTAACGACCCTGCGGCTCTCCGCAACGGAGTTTTTCCATTTACGGCAGCAGCTGGTCAAGATTCATACCCAATGGAAATTGTTCCTGCGGACATTGATGCAAATGGTCCATTTGAGCGGGAGCCTGACCTCAACT